GACTGGCCCTTGCCGAACAGCACGACGCGCGTGGTCGGATCAAGCCCGTCTTCCTCAGTTGGGTTCTCGATCTCATAGCCGTACTTGTCCACCAGCATCCACTTGTAGCTGCGCGCCAGCGACCGCCACATTGAGTTGCTGGCCTCGGTCTGCTCATGGCCAGTGATGAGGTTGTGTCCAGCATCCAGGAACCAGCGGTAGACAGCTGAGATGTGCCCCTTGCCGGTGTGCGACTTCATGATGCCCGAGTGCGGCGTGTAGGTGTTTGCCGTCAGCTTGCGCTTTCCAAGCAGGCTCTTTGGCCTAACGAAGTCAACGAAGCCGACCATCTTGCCGTTGTCGACCATCACGATCTTGAACGCCGTCTTGTACTGGTACATGCGCAGCACGAGGCCAGGAATGTTGGTCTTGATGAGCTTGTCTGGCTCACCGAGGCGGTCGATATCGCGCCACGTCAGCGAGTTGTGAACGTCGTCGTAGTCGTACCGATCGGTACCGTGCAGCTCAAGCTCAATCAGCTTCATAGCTCACCTGATAGTCGAGGTAGCGGGCACCGTTCATGTACTCCTCTACGTCAGGCACGCGACGGACGGCGACCTGCTTACCGAGCACCTCCTTAAAGGCGCCCTTGATAACACCCTTGGCCATGTGCGCCAGCAGCTCGTGCTTCGGCATCAGGTCGGTGTCAGTCTCATCCTTGTACATCACCGACTTGCGGTTACCGACAAACAGCCGAATGGTAGCAGGAGGGAACATCATTGCTTGGCGAGGCGACGAGTAGCCAACTTCGAAGTGCTTCGGGTTGAAGCCAGCCTCGCGAAGCCGCGCCTTGATGTGCGCCTTGATTGCCGCCACCTGGTTCCTGGCAATGTGCATCGCACCATCAGGAAGCGGGCCCCATGCATCGCTGTCGAGCATGCGCTTCCAGTGCTCGCTTTCGTGCGGCTCAGGCCGAGCCTGGACAATCTCAAGCAGCTTCATTTCGGCAGCTCCACATCCCACCAGTACTCGGCCTTGTCACGGCGAATGTCGTAGGTAGGCCCCTTGATGGTCGCGGTCATTCCAGTCAGCTGCTTGTAGATTGAGGCAGCTTCCTTTGGAATGAGGTGCATGGCCATGCTGAGGTGAAGGTCATCCTCAGGAGACGACGGCTCAGAGCCGATGTCAGCGTAGCAGCGAAGCCAGATACGGATCCAGCGATCCACACCACCCATGATGTTGCGCGCCGTCTTCGGCGCATCGACTTCCAGGTACACCTTCCAGTCGTCCGAGCTCAGGTCGCCGATCTTCCTGCGCAGCTGCGTCTGCAGCTGCCGATCGAGCATCTCAAAGCTGCTCACGAAGGTAACCTCACCTAGTTTCACTCTACCTGCTCCCAGATTTCCCAGACGATGTCGGTGTCTCCGAGTGCCGTGGGCGGGTTGAACGTAAAGCGGTCACCCATCTTGACGTCAACCTTCTTGTCAGCGAAGAACTTCATCGCAACCTTGGGCATCAGCTGAATAGCAAGCTGCAGGTGATCGTCACCGTCAATCTTTGCACCGCGCTTCAGAGGGGTGAAGGTGTACGATACCTTCCAGACAGTTTGATCTCCAGAATGCGTAGTAAGAACGTGCGCACGCACGCGATATCTAGCAGCATCTTCATTGAATGCATCCTGCAGCTTTGCTTCAAGGCGCACGCCAATGTCACGCGCGTTATCCACCGACAGCGCACCGCGTGCCTCAAGAAGCTGCATCACCTTCACGGCAGCGGCTCCGGCGGGAAGGGCTCAGCACCCACTGGATCGCGGGTGTCAAATTCGATCTTGGCGATTGGGTCGCCGAATGGAAGCAGGTCGCCGTTCTCATCGACCTCGTTGACCACCATGCTGTCAAGCGAGCCGATCTGGATGATGATCTTGCGAACGAGGTCGTCCTTGACACCGAGCGGAATGCTCAGGTAGATGGGCATCTGAAACGTCAGGGTCCAGACGATCATGCGGCGCTCAGTCGAGGAGGGGTAGTTCTCCTCGTTGGCGATGTCGGTCAGCTCAACGCGGGTCAGGCGGGTCCAGTCGAACGGGCCATCTGACTTCTGGATCTGGATGTCCGGGTTGAAGAGCACCAGGATCTGCTCAAGGATCTGGTCCTTCTGCAGCGTGTTGGAGCAGTAGATGGACAGCTCGATGGTGGCGTCGTAGGGCACCGGCATGGCGCGCTTCACGACCGTCAGGTCATCAGGGAAGACACCGCCGGCCTTCATGGCAACCCGCTGGTCAAGGATGCCAGGGGTGCGGCGGCGCTCAGGAGCCGGTGTCAGGTTCTGGAGGTAGGCGCTCATGTGCGGCAGGCTGAACATCCGGTTCTGGGTGTTGCCCGCCAGCAGCGCAGCTACGACGCGGTCCTTGTTGCCGATGACGACAGGAACGGTGATGAACTGCTCCTCATCGCACTCGCCCTTGCCGGTCTTGACCTGCAGGCCGTAGAAGATAGACACGAACTGGAGCATGTACTGCCGCAGCTGTCCGTCAAAAAAGTAATGATTCACCATGTAATCTTCTCCAGCAACTCAGCAGGCGTCATGTCAGACCGCGTGTATTTTGCACGATTTTCCTGACGTGAGAGTACTTGTAGATTTGCTTTATGCGCTACCTGTTTTGGCGTTAGGCCAGCCTTAAATCCATCTACGACTGAAAGGATATGATCGATCTGATATCCTTCCTTCAACTTTTCAAAGTTGGGTAGATGTGACAAATCTTGCTTGCGAGTATAGTGGGCGACTGAACGTCTGAACTTTGCAAGTTCTGTTTGATTTACAGCGCCCTTTGCTTGTTTAGTTGCGCTGCATTGTTTTCCACGGGCTTCTCTACCTGCTTCGCCCAAAGTACTAAGTACACGTTGGGCGTGCTTCTTAAAGTATTCAGGATCTTTTGCCGTTAGAGTTGCCACTGCCTTAGCTGCACGAAGTTTGGCTTTTGAAATACCATTCATGCTAATGTCCATCATGGCATTTGCTTGAACACGATGACTGCAGGTGCGATCACCACAGGTCTTCAACCAGCGATTTCTACCTGGCACTTTTTTGAGCGGCTTAGAGCAAATGCAGATCATGGTGGTCTATTTACCGCCTGGTCTTCCTAGTAAAAACGAAGTGTGTTTTTGGATCGATGTCGCGGCGAGCTCGCGGCGAAATGAGGGTCTTGGTCAATTCCATCTCAGGTGCCGTCTTCTGCATCTCGGCGACGGCGGCGATCTTAGCCATGTGGTTGAAGAACTCGTCGTCTTCTTGCGTCTGGCGAACCGGTAGGTACCACGTAATGGTGAACTCCAGTTCCCTGAATTGCGGGCCCTTACCGAACACCCAGCATACTGGCTGCTTCCCCATAACCTTCTTCAGGCGCTTGCTAATGTCGTCCTTCTTAGCTAGCAGCTCATGACGAAGCACGTAGTTTGTCTTCTGCGCTTCGCTCAACCTGTCCTGCACCTCGATGAACTGCTTGAAGGTGATCATCGCTTGGTCTTCCTAGCCATGTAGCCATGGTGCAGGTGGAGGTGATCGTGCTCGTTCAGCCAGTCTGCAAGCTCACCGATAGGTTCGATCTTCAGCTCAAGCACGTGGCAGGCGCGCCAGCCCACGTCCTTCTTCGACTCAGTGAAGACCTTGTGCTTCAGGATCTTGATTCCAAGGCCAGCGTCGGCGAACGCCTTCTTGATGCCCAGCAGCATGATCTCAGGCTCAAGCTCCTCCTGTGTGAAGTTGCTTCGAGGCAGCGACACCTCAAGGGTACTTGGGTCGTCATCATAGCGCTTTGGTGGCCAGAGGCTGCAGCCAACGTGAGCATACCCGCCGTTGATGTCATAGATCTTCTTCATGGCCTGTGCCAGCTTCTTGCCCCAGTCCTTGTGCTCCTGCTCCATCTCCGGGCTCTTGTACCTGGCGGTCGGGCTGTAGTGCTTGGCCTCATTCACGCCATCTGGGTAGATCGAGAAGGTGGCGGTGATGGTGGTGTCGACGTACTTTCGACCAGCGAACTGGTGGTCAACTCCGTCGAAGCGCGCCTTGATGCCGGCCTTCTTGAACTCGGCGGTAAGCGCGTCCACAAGGCGGTCGCTGAGGGCGCGCGGGTCAACCTCATCAGTCGTCAGCTGAAACTTGACGGTGTCCGTGCCCTCGGCGATGTCCCTGAACGGCTTCACCTGGCCTGCCTTCAGGCCAAGGGACGCAGCAGCCAGCCCAGCGATGCCGTGCAGGACGCCGCGCTTCAGGCCATGGGTGACGAGCTCACTTAGTATCATCGTCCACCTCAAACATCACTGTCATGGTGTCGCCATTCGTCTTGTCGGTGTCCTTCCTGCGGTTGTGGAGGTGCACCGAAAAGCGCTCAATGCCGTCAAAGTACGCTCTGTTGGAGTTCTTGAACTGCACCTTGATCGGTTCTCCAAAGTGCTTCTTCATCACAGTCAAGGCGACCTTTGAAAAGAACTCCACCTCATCAGCATCCATTCCATCTGGGATGGGAAGGCTTACCTCCATCGCAAACGTGTGGCTGCGCGGCCAGAGCTGCACGTGCATCTTCTGCTTGCCGTACCGCTCAGGCAGCTGGAGGTCGTGGGCAAGCTTCTGGAAGACTTCGTCGAAGCGGCGGTACACCTGCCCCTGAAGGGCTGGATTGACGGCCGAGTACAGCACGTGCTTGTAGCGCGTGCGCTCAGTTCCTTCTTGAATGTACTGCTTGAACGTCACCATCCCAGCTTCTCCTTCAGTCGGAGCAGCTGCTCTGGAGTGGGTGCGTTGACGTCAACGCCGAAGAAGACGCCCCTTTTCTGCAGCTCCTTCAGCTTCGGGTTTGTGAAGGTTGCCTTGAACTTGAAGGCGGTTGGCGAGGCATGCTGCAGCGTGAATTTGACCTCAGGCAGCTCCTCCTTCTGGACCTGCTGAACGGTTGCGATGACTACCTTCTCAAGGCCAGCGACCATGCTGGATGGTTCAAGGAGCAGCTGCATACCGCTGTCTGAGTGCCACATGCTCAGGTACGATCCAAACAGGCCGTTGACCTTTGGATCGTTCGGCTTAATTTCGAGGTCGCTGTGCAGGGTGTCCCAGAACTTGTGGGCGTGCTGCTGCGTCTTGAAGATCAGGTCAAAGTTCTCTCTTGCCTCGGCCTCACCTAGGTGAATGCCGGCCCTTGCCAACAGCTTGAACATGTCGGGCTTAGCCTTCGAGATCTCCTCATCGAAGTCCTTCTCACGTGCTTCGAACAGTTCAGCTACCTTCATACCTTGGTGTTCAGCGAGCGCCGGTCAGAGAGGTTGAGGATCTCAAGCTGCGATGGCTTGTGGGCTGAGCGCTGAGCGCGGCGGTCCGTCTCAACGTAGATCCACTTCTGCTTCACGTAGCTGAACTTGTAGAGGCGCGCCGGGATGTTCATCTCAGGCGGGTACTCCAGGCGGAAGTAGTCGCCGTCGCTGGCGGTACCGACGTCAGGCAACTTGAAGCCCTGCTCGTAGGCCTGGCCGTCTGGTGGCAGGCCGTCCTCCACGTACGGACCAACGCCGTCGTAGGTGCCGGGTGCCTGGAAGCGGTTCGTACCTGACGCGAACTCGCGAACGTCGGTGCCCTTCTCAGGAACAGCCTTCGCTGCCTCGGCCTGGTTGGCCTCAGTGGCGGTGAGGTTGCCGGTCTGGATCTGCTCAATGCCATCGAAGAAGGCGCCGTCGTCGACGATGTACTTCTGCGTGTCAGCGGTGCCGAGGATGTCGCGGTTCTCCTGCGACGGGATCAGCTGCTGCGCCATGAAGCGGTAGATGATCGGCTTCCACGTGGTCGTGTAGCCTTCTGCTGCCCAGCCCACGTCCGTCACCTCAAGGAACTTACGAACCGGCTTGAGGTTGTGGTCCCACTGCATCTCAGACGGGACCTCAAGGATGTCACCGACCACGATCGGGCGACCGAGGGCCTGCACCATCGTCGCGAAGCTGGTGGTGAAGGTGAACATGTCCGCCACCTGGAAGCCGAACTTCGAGAGGTCGGAGTTGGCGTCGAACGGCGTGTAGGCGGCCTTCAGCTGGATGGATGCGGTCGCGTAGTCGCGGTCGCGGTTCTCCATGTAGAGCTGGTCCTGGATGTTGTCGAGGCTCGTCTGCTGGTAGTCGAACAGCTCCAGCTTCTCAACCACCCATGGGTCGCCGGTCAGGATGCCGTTGAACACGAGCGGCACGATGCGCCAGTAGCGAGAGGCGCTCGACTGCTTGATGCTCAGCGTGGCAACTGGAACGTCGGGAACGTTGACCACGTCCACGCGGTACCAGTCCATGTCGATGGGAACCGTGAACACGGCGCCTGCTGCGAATGGGATGGAGCCAGCGGTGATGGTGAAGGAACCACGAGCTGAGTTGTACTGCACACCGACCGTTGCGACACCGAGCAGCTCAGTGCCGTTCTCGCCGATGAACATGACCGTGAACTGCGTGGCGCTGGTGGCGCTGAGCATGAGCAGGCCAGGCAGGCTCGCGTAGCCGGCCTGGAAGCCGCCGAAGCTGCCGTTACCGGTGCCAGTGAAGAGCACCTTCGTTGGGTCGACCTTGTAGCCGCCATTGGAGCGCTCAACTCGAAGCTGGCGAACTCGCGTCGACTGCGTTGCCGACTGCGTGAGGCGGATGCTGGTGATGTGCTGGGCATCCGCGACACCTGGTGCGTTCTCGTCCTGACCGTAGGACGTCTTCACCACGCCGAAGTCGTAGCCGATCCAGGAGGGAGTGGACGTCACCTGCGTACCGGTCTCATCGGAAACCCAGGCTCCAGCGAGGGCATCGAAGGCATCTGCCGGCGTGCCGCTGCTGCCGATTGCAGCACCGTTGCCGACGAGGTCGATCAGCTTCCCCTGCTCGTGCACACCGAGCAGCTTGAACACGTTGACTGGCGCGCCGCTGATGTTGAGGTTCTCAGCAGCGAGCGACTGCTGCCAGGTCTCTGGAACCGTCAGGCAGTCAGGGTCGTTGAGGTTGAACGTGCCAACGCACAGCTCAGGAGGCACGTAGGTAGGCGGTACCACCGGAGTGGTAGGCAGCCCGCCACCCGGGTTGGCGGGGTTGTTGAACGAACCCGCGCCGTCTGGGCAGTCCGTGATGGGCAGCTGTGGTACGTTGATCTCAGGCATGGTGTGGTATTTAGGCCCTCTTGGCTGCCCACACGGCACGGAGATGGGCCTTCTGCTCCTCTGTCATCGGAATGCCCTTGGGTCGGCCGCCCTTGTTGGTGCCGAGCTTGGCTCGGGTTGCTGCTGCTCGCTGGCCCCGCTCATCAAGAACCGCTTGATCTGCCGAGGAGTAGTAGCGTGCTTGACCTGCTTGAAGGTTGTTGATCTGCTCAGCGCTGCGCTTCTTGCCAGTGTTGGAGACAGCCCGCTTGGCTACGTGCTCTGGAGCGGCGATAGCCGCGTTCCTGGAAGCCAGCTTCTTTGGATCGGCGCGCAGGCGTTCCCACATCTCCTTAGAGCGTCGTGAGATGAGAGCAAGGGTCTCTTCAGGAGTACGATAGCCGGGAGCGTTGTCTTCTCCGCCTGGTCCGATGTTGAGGCACATAGGATCTTGTAGCATCTCCTTGGTGATGATCTGCTTTTCTCGTTCCGACAGAGCCTGTCTGGATGGATGATGTTCAAGCACCTCGCAGAGATGGGCGTCCTTGCCGTACTTCTTCATCGAGCGAGCCAGGCGAGTGCCGCTTCCCTTGTAACCGTCGTTGAGGTCGTTGGTGCTGTGCATCCCAATGTACCACCTGCCAGTGATGGTGCAAGTAGTCTTGTAGATGACGTGATACTTGCGATGGGTGTAAGGTGCTGCTTGTGGCATGTGATCTCCAAGTTGTTGGGCTATTTACAGCCGATCAACCTGAAAATCACCCGATGAGGAAACTCACGTTGCCCTGGCCGATACCGCCACCGCCATACTCATTGTTCATCAGCTCTTCCTTCAGCTCCTGCATGTCCTGCCGAGCTTCAGTGATGAGCAGTTCACCGTTCAGCGTGATGGAACCAGACGGACCTGGCGTGCCGCTGGAGTACTTCGAGCGGATCATGCCGAGGTAGTACTTGCACTCAGCAAGCGCCCAGTTCTGGAGGAACTGCTTGCACCAGCGGTCAAGGATCAGCTCCTGCTCGGTGCGCTCGCAGTACGCCTCGATGATGACCTTCTCGTTGCGGGCGATCTTGCGCGTCACGAACAGCTCGCGCGAAGGCTCGTTCCACTGGAACATCATGTCGCCGGCGAAGATGCGCTGGAACTCCTCGGACAGCGAGTGCACGAGGTGGATCGACAGGATGTCGGTGTAGCCGCTCGAGTAGTACTGGTTCAGGAACGTCTGGAAGTAGATGTTGCTGTCCCAGTTGAGGGAGTTGGCGCCGAGGATGTTGAGGCGGTGGATCTTGTTGATCGAGACGATGCTGTCGGTGTGGTCCTGCGGCGAGTTCAGGTAGTACGTCTGCTGGCCCTCGATGAGGGTGAACAGGAAGAACTTGCGCGTGTACGCACCATCCGACCAGGCGCGGTAGTTGTCCAGCGCGTTGTCGATGGCGATGTTGAAGTGCTCCTCCTCCAGCTCAACGCACTGCGTTGGGTAGCCAAGCTGCGACTTCAGGATGCGGATCAGACGGATGCGCTCGTCGTACGAGCCGTCGTTGCCGATCGCCACCTTGTCGGTGGTCGGCGTGCCCTGTTGGTCGGTGTTCGCCTGGATCCAGCCAGTGCCGGTCCAGACGTTCAGCGTCTTCGTGCTCGTGTTGTAGAAGAGCGTGCCGATGACCGGGTTGCCGAGCGGCGTGCTCTCAACTGTCAGAGGAACAACGAACGCAGGGGTCAGCGGTGGTGCGTTGAACAGCGAGTTGCTGGTCGTTGGGTACACCCATGCCGTGCCGTTCCAGTACTGACCACGGGCGGTGGTGAAGTTGTAGAAGAAGTCACCAGGGTTCAGGCCAGTCGTAGGCAGCGCGGTGCCAGAGGTGACGGTGCCCAGCGGCGTCCAGGCTGGACCTGGCACCTGGAACTGGAAGTTGGCAGCGGTTGCGACGACCCACTTCGTGCCGTCGAAGACCTGCAGCTGGCTGTTGGCGGTGTAGTAGTAGACCTGGCCCAGCAGACCTGGGTTGTAGGGACCAACCGCGATGCTGTCCATCCGGGTTGGGATCCACTGCGTGCCGTCCCAGTACTGCACCACGTTGAGCGCGGTGTCGTAGTAGACGAAGCCGTTCGTTGGGGCGAGCGGAGCCTCAGGCAGAACCGGAATGTTGCCCGTGTACGACGAGCTGTCCTTCTCAACGCGCGATGCTTCCAGTGGGTACGACTGGATGCCGATTGGGTAGTACTGAAGGATGTTCGAGGCGGCGTGCACCGACGCGTAGTAGAGCGTCGTCGGGTTGGTGTTCGTGACGGTGATCGTGAACGTCGACTTGCCGGTGGTTGCGTCAGGAATGCCAGGCAGCGGGTTGCCGAGGATCTTCGACCAGAAGCCGACGACGTGCGCGCCCTGCGGGCCCTCGATGGTGTCAGCCGGGGCCAGGAAGTCGGTGCTTGGAACGTACTGCTTGCCGTCGTCTGGGTAGTTGTTGGTGCTGATCGCCTTGTCGTGCATAAGCACAACGGCACCTTCCGCGACCTCCATGTTGGTCGGGTAGGTGATCGTCAGCAGAACCGTGGTAGGGGTCGGCCGGGAGATGTCGATCGTGAACGCCTGGCCGTTGACCCACAGGTCATGAGTAGTGCGGGTATTGAGAACTGGCATGCTCGGTCCCAGTGATGTGCTAGGACCTATTTAGGCCCTGGCAACGATACATAGGAGCATGGATCACGCACCCCACCTCTTCATGCCCGGCCAGACCATCGACGCGGTCATCAAGCTGAAGGCGGCCAGGCCCATCACCCGTCCCGAGCTGGAGCAGCTGCGGGCCCGCTTCAACGAGCTGAACGGCTCGGTGCTTCCCCGGCCGGGGATGGTGCTGAAGGTGCCGCTACCACCGCCTCCCGGCGCGGTAGACGACGAAGGCGCTATCGACTGAGCTGGGCCTGGGCGCGCAGCTCGTTGGTCAGCTGCTGTAGAACCTGCAGGCGGCGGGCGTTGAAGCGCTGCGCCACCCCACCTGGGTAGTCAGCCAGCTCCACACCGCTGTAGAACGTCGGGAACCAGATGACCGTCCACATGAGGCACGTGTCATCCACCTCCTCCACGAAGTCGTGGATGCCGACCCGCGTCGGCTCGATCTCACGGGCGGTGCCGACGGTAGCTCGAACGCAGCCGACGAAGAGCTCGTAGGCGACGTTGGCCGGCGCGCGGACTGGCTCCTCGGCGCTGGCCGAAACGGAGGCGGCCGTGAGCAGGCAGGCGAGAAGGTGTCTCATCAGATCTGCCAGAAGCGCTTGAAGATCACAACAGGGCAACCACGAAGCGAGAACCGCTGGAGGCGCGCCCTGAACGGCCGGCCGCTGGGCGAGACCTGCCAGAACAGCGGCTTGGCGCGGCGGTAGATTGAGGTCGCGCGGCGGGCGTCGTGGAGCTTGAGCCACGAGCGGCTCTTGCCTGGGAAGAGGGCAAGGTGATCGTCTCCCCTACGGCGAACCAGCGCATCATGACAGGACGTGCCGGACGATCTTGGCGATGTTGGCTGCATCATCAGCTCCGTTGTGGTGGCGCCCCTCGAGCTTCTCACCCATGTGCTGCAGCATGCGGTCCATGCCCATCTCCTTGGACAGGCGATGCTTCAGCGCGTAGAGGGTCTTGATGTTGACGTGACGCATCTGCTCGAAGATGGCCTGGTCTCGGCTGATGCCGTAGAGGTCGCGCAGCGAGCCGCGACCACCGGTACCGAGCTTCACCTTGTCGTACTCGCCGCACGAGAACCAGACATGGTCCTTCGTCAGGCCGTAGTCGCGCACGATGGCAGGGAGGACGTCGCTGATGTCGCTGCCCTCGTCGATCTCGGCCTGCGTCCAGCCCGTCAGCTGCGTGCAGAAGGGCGTGACCTTCGTGAAGCGCGGCTTGACGATGTAGCCGAAGCAGTCCTTGATCTGGCCGGTGCGAACGCTCAGCTCGCAGATGCCGATCTCGATGATCTCGTTGGGCTGGTTTCCCTGCTCCTCGCGGGTTTCCCAGCAGGTGGCTTCGACGTCAACGACGAAGACACGGTCAAGTCTCGCTCCCATTTCTACTCCTGTAGGTCAGACACGACGTACTCCTTGCCGCAGCGCTGGCACGTCTTGCACCACTCCACGTTCACGGTACACGTCTCTTTCTTGCTTGCGTTCCAGTCGGCGGCGCGCGCCTCCACCTCGGCTCGGGTCGTGCAGTCGCCGGCGTTCGGGTAGCCGAAGCCAAACTCGGGCTTCAGCTCCTTCTCGTGCAGCGACCATCGATGGCCGAACTTGGTGGCAGCCGTCATCCGCGAACCTGGTCCTGGTTGTACTCGTTGATGGCGGCGCGCTCAGCCATCAGGGCCAGCCGCTCGGCGTTCACGTTCGTGAGAGCCGAGTTCAGCAGCTGAGCTGCACTCTGCGCATCAGGCGCCATCTGGTGGCCGTTGATCAGCCGCAGCCCGTTGGCGCGGAGCTGCATCGCTGTTCTAGCCAGCGTGAACAGCCGACCGTCGATCCAGTCGAGCCGCTCTTGTGAAAAGTGCTGCATTCGTTGTTCCAGTCTTGCGGATGAACCAGGTCGGGACGGCCGCAGGTTCCGTCCAGCGAGCGAAGCGAGCCTTCGCCCCAGCGTAGAAGCGGTGATACGCCTCCACAGCGTCTTCATGCTTGTACTCATCGGGCATGGCCTGTGCGAAGGGCGTCATGACGCCCGGCTTGATGTTGTGCGGCGAGCGCTGAAAGAAGGGCGCGAGGCGAGCGGCGCTGTGCTGCTTTCCGTAGCGCAGCGTGTACTCCTGCAGCGTGCCTTGAAAGAGCATCGCCAGCCAGTGGTAGTTCGCATCGGTCTCACGCGCCCACACCGAGCAGGGGTGGTTGGCATGGGCCGTGCGGTAGCACTGCTGGTTCTCGATGACGAGCTCGAAGCGACCGGGCATGTACCTCTCAGGGTCGTCGACGTGCTGTGGTTCGCGCCACACGGGCTCGGCGCTCTCGTCAGGCAGCAGGCACTCCACGATGCGCTTGCGCCTGCCCGTCTCGGGATTGGTGACGACCCACTCGGTGTGGCGGCCGTCCTTCAGGCGGTGGGCCGTAGACAGCATCTGCCCGTACTCGAGGATCATCTTCACCACGTGCTTGTCGCAGTGCTGCTGCGCCGCGACGAAGGGGTTTAGGTCGAGAACGAAGATGTTCACGGCGCCTCGCTCACGAGATCCAGGCCGAAGCTGGAGGCGAGGTCGCTGCGGTACTGGTCGTGGCCCATGTACTGGCCGTCCATGCGGAAGACCCAGTTACCGCCCAGCGGGTTGCCAACTGGGGTCAAGCCGTACTCGCGCCTGACGGTCATGGTGCGGTCGGGCGAGATGTAGCCATCTACCTCGACGTCGCCCATCGGAACTTGGATCAGAAGGATGCCCATGTGGCCATTATACCACACCGGCCGGGAAAGAGTGTAACAGTTACAGCCTGACCAGGGCGAAGCCGGAGTAGGCCGACGAGAACGTCACGGTCAGCTGGTTCGCTGAGACGTAGGTCACGTCCGACGGGATGATCGGCTTGTAGACCGCGCCGCCCGTGTCCACGAAGAACGTGTGGTGCACGATGAAGGGAGCGGCGGCACCCAGGTTGTGGGTGACCGTCCAGGTTGCCAGCGCGCCTGCCTGGGTGTGGCGGTACGAGTTGGCTGGCGCGAAGTAGGACGAGTTGATGACCACCCAGCTCGAGCTGTCCCACACCTTCATGAGGCCCGTTGACGTGTCAAACCACGTCATGCCCGTGAAGGGGCTGGTCGGAGAAGTAGGACCAGCGAAGTTGCTGACCTTCGACAGGTGGTTCTGCGCGTTGACCTCACCCCAGCCGGACACGAAGCGGCCGCTGAAGCTGATCGGCTTGTCCGAGAGCTCCACGCCCGGCGGCACGATGATCGCTGCCGCGGTTGGCTGAACGAGGTAGTACGTCGAGACGTTGGTGATGTAGCCTGACGTCAGGTCGGCTGGAACGTTCGGCGCTCCGATTGTCTCGTTGACGCGGATCGTCGTCTGACCTGCCGAGAACGTCGAGCTGGCCAGGCCACCCATTGTTGGGGTGGTGTAGACGGTGTAGCGGCCGGCGTAGCGCGAGTTCTCCACCACGTCGAACTGCGTCGCAACGATCAGCGAGTAGCCCGATGGAGGGGTAGGAGATGAGTAGCGCGGCTGTGTGTTGCCAGCGCTGTCGCGGTAGAACTCGCCTTGGAAGACGGGCGTCCAGTCACCGCTCAGGTTGTCAGGCGTGGCGCCAATGAGGAAGGTGCCTGGGTTGACGCCTGACTGGGTGATGGAGACAATTTGGATCCGACGGGACATGGCTACCTGACTTGGATGCTGTCAGGTATTTATCGCCACTTGTGGAGCCGCGGAATGTCACCGCTGCCGGCATCGACCAGCTTGCCGATGTTGTCCAGCTTCTCCATGGCCTGCTCGACGCTGTCGGCCAGCACCTTCATGATCGAGAGCGGCTGGCCGTCCTGCTCCAGCATGAAGTAGTAGGCGCGAGTGGTGCCAGGCGTGACGCTCTTCACCAGCTCCTCGATCTCGCCGTCAGTTATGCCGATGGTCTTGCGCTGCTCGACCATCTCCTTCAGCGCCTCGAGAGTGATGGGAGGGGTGCGCTCGTGCTGGTTGGCCAGCTGCTGGAGGGCGGTTTCACGGTTGCTCATTGGTCGACCTTCTTGGCAAACTCATCAGGTTGGAAGTGCAGCCACTGCCACACTCGGTGCAGCTTCTGCTTCGCGCGCTCGGTGATCACGGCATCGGAGATGTCATCAGCGGCCATCATCAGCTTGGTAGCCGCGAAGAAGTCGCCAAGCTCCTTCATGAGGAGGCCGCGGTTCGTGTCACCAGCGGGAGGTGGAAGGTAGGGGTTGTAGCTCTCGTAGCCGTGGCGCAGGATCTTGCCGATCACCTGCTGCACCTCGCCGGCCTCCTCGAGAAGAAGGGCCAGGCGCTCACGCTCGGCGTCGGTAAGGTGGGTGCTGAAGTCGTGGTCCATGTCAGGGAAGGTCCAGGTAGATGAAGGCCCACATGCCGCTGGGTTCCTCCCAGCCGATGTCGAAGCCGCGGGTGGTCTGCTCGATGGTGTAGTCACCGACCGCGCCCTGTGCCTCGAGGTGCTTGAACCACCTCTGAAGCCAGAGCTCGGTGCAGCGCTCAGGAGAGGTCTGCATGAGCCTCTCCCAGGCGCGCAGCAGCTGGCTGGCGACGGGTCCCATGTCAGCGAACGAGCTGGACGGTGCCGCTGACCGACGCCTGCAGCGTTTCCTTGCCGCCTTCGACCTCGGCGGTCGGGGCTGCTGAAGCGGACATCAGCATGGCGCTGGAGGCGCGAACACCGCGGTAGTTGTTGCGGCCCTGACCAGAGTTCACGTTCACGTTGACCATCTTGAAGGTCTTGGCATCGAAGGCGGTGGCGACTTCGAGGGCCTTCTCCTGGAAGTTGGCGATTGCCTCGAACGTCAGCTTCTTCAGCGTGCGCTTGGCCAGGCCTGGTGAGACCGAGAAGTCGATGCCGTCCACTGACATGGTCTTGATCTCGGCGGTCAGGCCAGAGATGGTCTGCATGTCGGTGCCGCGCACGGTGATCGACGAACGGCCGATGTAGCCATCGATGGTGCCCTTCTTGCCGTACGATGGCTGCACGTTCATGCCGTTGGTTTCGACACGGACCTGGTTGCCCTTGCTCTTCGGCTTGGCGACCGCCATGGCTTCGTTGGTGAAGGTGATCAGGTCGGCCTGCACGCGGGCGCTGTCAGGGCCGGACTGCACGGTAGTGAAGGTGATGGCGATCATGTCCTGCTCCACCTCGCGCTCGGCGGTGGCGGACAGGGAAACGACGTCGTAGGTCAGCTGTTCAGGCATGGAAGCTCCTTAGGTTGACAGCCCAAAGCGGATCAAGATGCTCGTGCTGTCGTCGATCATCTGCTGGGTCAGAGGAATGCGGATCTTGCGGTCAGCGTACTGCACAGGGATCATCGCGCCGGCGGCGAGGTCGCCGAACGATGAGCGCTCCTCGCAGCAGTAGATGTGCAGGTAGTTCGACGTCTCGATGCCGAGATCGAGCCAGGGGTGGAGGTCGAAGAACTGCTGCTGAGTTGCGTTGATGGAGCGCGCGGTGATGGTGGCGCCGCAGTTCAAGAAGAGGAGCGGGTCGTAGTCGGGATCCTGAGCCGAGCTCCACTCCTTGCCGTTCTTGAAGACGCCCACCGGCCCGTTCATGTCATCACCGCGGCGAAGGCGCGGGTGCTGGCACATGATGAGGTTGGCGGCCCAGGTGTTGCGCTCGTCGGTTGACCAGCTGCGAAAGTCATTGAGGTTCACTTGACGCTCCTCAGTTCAACGTAGACGTAGCCACCACCCGGCTTGAGCGCGAAGGCGACATCAAGCCGACGGTTGTCGCCCTTGATGACCCAGTCGGACACCGAGCCTGCCTCTCGAAGAGCGTCCAGCTTCGTGTCGATGACCGAGGCGAGAGGGCCCAGGCGGGGGCTCCAGATGGCGGCCTCGGCCTTGAGCACCGCGATGACGTCCTCAGCCGTCTTGGGAACCTGGCCCTTCAGGTTCTCCTGCGCGCGGGCCGCCACCGGCAGAAGGGCCAGCGCGGTAAGCAGGTGGCGGCGCTTCATCACTCGTCTCCGCGGCCAGGAACGAGGCGCTCGAGCAGGCCGATGTTGTCGGCGTGCGTCGGCGAGACCCAACCTTCCGGCTTGATGAGGTCAGGCAGGCCGAGCGGGTTCGGGCGGTTCGGCTTGATGCCCGGTTCCTTCTGCATGTTGGCCGTGTGGACGCGGTTCCAGGCCTCGTCGCTGTCGACCTGCAGGCCGTCGAGCGTGCCGGTGGCGACCACGATGAGGTCGATCATGCTATCGACGAGGTCGTCGGCAGCCTTGACGGCAGCTTCGCTGTCGGCCGCGGCATCACCGCTCGAGGTCTGCTGGGCGCTCTTCAGCTCGTTGAGCGCCTTGACGCCCTCGTTGAGCTCCTCCTGCAGGAACTTCAGGCGGAACTCGAGCCACGCGAGCAGCTTGTCGTTGTCGAACGTCTCGACGATGTCGCGCACCTTGAACTTGGTGTGCATCTCCTCGATGTCGCCGATGATGTCGGCTGGAGCAGCGAGGGTGAAGAGTACGTCCATGTCCTCGATCTGGCCAGAGGACGGGTCTTGTTCGGGCAAAGTCATGGTCGCTCCTTGGGTTGGGAGCGATAGGAAGATTGTAACTCGCTTTAGGAAGCGGTCAACCTCAAAGCAGGTTGGACTTGACCGTCGACAAGGACCAGTACGGCGTCGAACCCTCGTGCATCACGTGCTGGATGCTCTTGAAGGAGACGTAGCCCAGGAACTCGTAGCACAGGTAGGGCCGCTGCAGGTAGACGGCGTAGATGACGTCCTTGCCGGCCTCGACCTGCTTCTCAGCGAACTCGAGCTCGCGGTACGAGATGGACAGCCACTTGCCGCGGCTGCTCTTGATGTCGTAGTGAAGACCGCCGAGGTAGTAGTCGTACGGTGCGTAGCGGTCAGGGATGGTGGCACCGAACTCGGCGGCGCGCTCCTTCTCAGCGAGGTCGATGGCCAGGCCGAACTCGGTCTTCTGGTCGTAGCCCTCGTTGGTGAGGTGGCGGTCCTCGACCTGCAGCAGGTCACCGCGCTTTCGAAGGCGAACGAGGTCAGCCATACCAGTTGTGGGCCTTGTCCCAGCTCTTCAGGACCTTGTCGCAGGTCTTGCAGCGGAGGCGGTAGAAGGTGCGCGCGCACTCATCGTACGAGCCTGAGAAGTAGTCGCTTTCCTGCTCCACGTTCTCGTGCGGGCAGGTCTCCTGCAGCTCCTCGCGCAGGCCGTCCAGCTTCTTCTGGAGCGTCTGCCCCTTCAGGTCGTGGATCTTGATCTGCTTGTCCAGGCTCTCGATGGACGCAAGCAGGCTTTCGACATCGGACATGTCACCTCCGAAAGGATCATTGTACCATGAGAAGGGAAACCCTGTCCTGCTTCTTACAGGTTCAACGTCAGGTTCGTCAGGTCGTGCAGCTTCAGGCGCTCCACCTCGGGATCTACGGCATCGTACGCCGCGTCGTCAACCTCGAAGTGCTGCGCGAAGCCAACGTCGATGAGGAAGTCGAAGTCGCTGTCGCGCGTGTACTCGATCATCGGTTGGAAGTCCTGGAGATGGTACTTCTTGGTAAGCTCTAGGAGGGCCTTGCGCAGTGCGGCCTTCGGCAGCTTGGCACCGCGCTGCGCGAACGAGACGAGCAGGCGCATGTTCGGCTCACCGTCGAGGTTCAGCTCGTTGCTGAAGCCATCGAGCGGCTTGTCGGTGGTCTTGAAGATCTCCTCCATGCGCAGGTGCAGCTCATGGTAGAAGCGAATGGCCATGAGCATCGCCACCTTTGGTGGCACGATCTGGTTCTCGAAGAGGTCACGTACGCGCATCTTCTATCTATGGGGCAGGCAAGAGAAAGGGAACCTTCGGGTCCCCTTGAACTCGTGGCCGAAGCCGGTTAGATACTTGCGTCGCTCTTGGCCTTTTCGCCAGCTGCCCAGGCGGTACAGAGAATTCGTGCCTCGGCAGCAGAAATTGTGGAACCGGCGAGATTGAAGTCAAGGTTGAACTGGAAGTTTCCGGCCATGTCAAGCCACGTCATTTGACCAAAGCCTGCAACACAGTCTGTCGGCTTGACATAGATCTGATGAAACGTTGTCTGTGCCTTGTCCACGATCTGGAACCGTCCGACATAGACCTGCTGGCCACCACGCGTGGTCTTCAGCTCTCCAGATTGCCGTTGGGCAAACACGGTATAGGTCTTCTCGACATTTTGCGCGACAAGGATCCAGTCGCTTTCAGCGAAGGCAGTTGAAGACAGGGCGATCAGTGCCAGCGCAACCAGCTTCTTCATGGAGAACTCCCAGAGGGTTGATGATGTGACCATTGTACATCAACCTGGGCCTGCGTGTTAAGAGAAGTGTAACAGGTTACTAAATAGCTACGTTCGATCTATAATGTAGCCATGACACCCTACACCTACTTCATCGGTTGGCCTGACCTCAACACCTTCTATTACGGTGTCCGCTATGGTCGAACCTGTGATCCGTCGGACCTGTGGGTCACCTACTTCACGTCCTCGAAAGAGGTTCATGCATTCCGTGCCCTTCATGGGGACCCACCTCTTCGTGAGGTACGCCACACTTTCAAGACAAAGGAAGCAGCACGAGAGTGGGAGCACAAGGTGCTACGCCGCATGAAGGCACCGCTTCGGGAGGACTTCCTGAACCGCACCACTGCGAAGGCGCCGTCGATGCTTGGTAGAAGCCACAGCGAGGAGACACGAAGAAAGCAGTCGCTCACACAGAAGGGCAAGCCGAAAAACCCTGCCTCTGTGTTAAAGATGCGTGTTTCGCTGACTGGCAGGAAGATGAGTGATGCAGCACGAGCAGCGCAATCAAGAGGGCACATGGGGCTAGAGTTCTCCGAAAGCCATCGTGCCAACATCGCTGCTTCTAAGATCGGCCGCAAACACTGGACTAATGGCACCGAGTACCGCTGCTGTCGTGAAAAGCCGGGCCCTGAGTGGTACCCCGGGAAGAGGCAAAAGAAAAGGGCTGCCGAAGCAGCCCTTTGAGGAGTGTCTCAGTGAGACGTGTCTTCTGCTGATCGCTCAGCTGAAGGCCACATTCTTCACGAGGATGCGAGCGTAGTAATCCGCCGAATTGCCGAGCGACGTGCCCGTGTTGGTGAAGGTGGCCTTGCCGTAGCGGGTCATCAGGCTGACAGCCGGCATGAACGTGTTGGCGTCCATGACGATGCCAGTCGACATCAGAGGGATGTACGGGCAGTAGAAGTAGCCGCTGTCGAGCTCGGAAGCACCACCCTTGAAGCCGAGGAGGATGTCCTCACCGACGTCGCCGGAGGCGTTCACGACACCAGCGCCAGAGCCGGTGATCTGCCATGCATCGTTCAGGCCCCAGTTGTAGCTGTAGACCTTGATCGAGCCGTTCAGGGTGCCGACCATCTTGTTGCCGATCGGGTCAGCGAACGTGCCGCTGACAGCCGGAGCGAAGACGGACTTGGCAGCCGACTGGAGCATCGAGGTGATCAGATGACCACCGACGAGCCAGTTGCCAGGACCACGACGGGTCTTGGCGCCGATCTCGTTGGCCATCTTGTTGATCAGGATGCCGAGGTGGGCGTAGCGGTCACCGATGTAGTTCGGTGCGAAGCCAGCTGGCGGAGCAGCGAAGTCGTAGGTCGAAACCGTCGAAGCGAGGGCGAGCAGGTCGGTCAGGATCTCGTTGTCGATTTCGTGAGCGATCTGGGTCGACAGAGCAGCGGTCAGCTCCGACTCGAGGTCGAGGCCGTGCTGTGCGCTCAGGTCCTGAGCAGCTTCCATCGTCCAGCGGGCCTGCAGCTTGCGCGAGCCAGCGGTGATGGTCTGCTTGAGAACGGACAGGCGCATTGCCTTGCCGCCGAAGCCTTCGTAGTTGGCCGTCGAAGCAGCGAAGCCGTCAGACGTTGCAGCGGTCAGAGCTGGCGGGTAGCCGGTGGTGCCGACGTTGGCCGAGCTGTAGAAGCGCTTCATCTTGCTGTTGTTGGCGTAGACTTCATCACCAGCGGCGATGTCGTTGGCAGCCACAACGTTCGGACCGGTAGCGTCAGCAGCTTCAGCGAAGGCGAAGCGCAGCGAGTACACCAGGCCGACCGGACCAGACATCGGCTGAACGCCAACGAGGTCGGACGAGATGGTGCCCGGAACGATACGACGGATCATCGGGATGACGATCTTCTGGAAGTTGGCGACGTCGCCAGCTTGGTTGGCCGTTGCCGGGAAGGCGTTTTCGGCCAGGTACTTCTTCTGGTTTTCGAGCAGCGTCGAGACGACTTGCTTCTTGGTACCAGCGAGGCCTTCGAGAAGAGCCTCTTTGGTCTCTTGCCAGTTTTCAATCAGTTGCATGGAGTTTCTCCTTGGTGAGTGTGGCAGTTGACGTCCGCTCAGGAGCGGATACCTGCGAGGCGCTTCAGTTGCTCAAGGCCTTCGTTGACCTGAGCAGCCTTTGCTGGGGTGTCGGCTGGCTTGTCACCAGTTGCGACGGTAGTGGTGGGAGCCTTTGCTTCCGTCAGGGCAGCGGCTGGCTTGGCGGCCGGCTCGACGTCTTCCTTCAGGATGCGGCCGATGAAGAACTTGTAGCTTTCCTCGAGGCGGTCGGTGTCGACGTTCTTGAGGACCATAGCCATCTGCTCGCGCTTCTTGCCGGTGAGGGGGCTGAGAACAGCTTCCATCTTGGCTTCGCGGACCATCTTGCTGATCTTCTCTTCGCTCTCGGACAGGGCCTTCTCGGCGTCCTTGAGCTTCTGCTCGGTGACCGACAGCTTCGACTGAACGCTGTCTTCGTCAACGTAGCCCTTGGCGTACTCGGCGGCGACGGCTTCGAAGATGCGACGACCGAAGTCGTTCTGCTTGACAACCTCGAGGTCTTCCTTGAGTTCGTCCATTTCGGCGGTCAGGCGCATCTCGAAGAACTGGTCGATCTTGTCGACGAGGGCATCGAGTTCGGTAGCGACTTCGCCGGCGAGCTTGTGCTTCTCTTCGACGAGCTTCTCGGCGTACTCAGCCTCGAGGTCGCGGAAGCGCTCGATGTCGCCCTTGAGTTCGGCGATTTCCTTGGTGAGGGCTTCAGCGACGAAGGTGTCAACCTTCGTAATCAGCTCTTCACGCTCGGTGAGCCACTGCTCCGACAGCTGGAGGCGAACTTCGTTCGACACTTCTTCACGGACTTGCGTCTTGAAGGCGTCAACGGACTTCGTCCACTGTTCGGAGATCTCTGCCTTGGATTCCTCCGAGAGGAACTCCGACTGGAGCAGCTTCTGCAGGATTTCGTCCATGCGTTTCTCCTTGTAGGTTACGGTCCAACCGTAGTTGGGTCTTTTCGTTCAAAGAGCATCCGAGGTGTTTTCACATCAAGGAACTCACAGTGCGTAAGCCTATATACACAGCTCACGCGAAAAAGCGCCAAAACCAAGTGATTTTGGCGCTTTTAGAGCTCAGAGAGCTCTCATTCGGCGGTCTCGGACGAGGCGTCCGTGTTCACAGCAGCTGGCTCGTCGGCAGCGTCCACCTCGACTTGAGCGGTGCTGAGACCAGCAACCTCACGCGTCTTGGCGACGAAGTAGTCATGCATCGTGACAGCGGCCTGCTCCATGCGATCGTTGATCACGTCCTGCAGCATACCGCGAAGGGCTTCCTTGTTGTCCATGTCTTGGCTCCTTTGAAGTGAGACGAGGTATTTACAGCGACCCGGAGGCCTATTCTGCGAGCTTTCGAAGCGCTGCAGCGTTGGTCTTCATGGCGCCAAGATAAAAATCAGCAGCATCACTAAGGCGCCCAGCTCGATCACTATCGAGCCTATCAGCTACAGTTCTAGCAAATGCTCTTAGCTCAGGTGAATGCTTGATCCACTTCTGCATCTTCTCTCTCATGATCAGAGCAACGATAAGTGTACCATGCATGTCAGTCGCAGCATATGGAATACGCCTGTTCAGGCCCTTCTTCAGAAGGGGAAGAACGACCTCAGCGTAGTGCTTGGCTTCAACAGCCGGAACCAGAAGGTCCTTGTCGTACTTCGATAGCTTGGCCTTCAGCTTCGTCTCGAGCGCCTCTTCGATTTTCATCCACAGGTCAGCAGCGTCGTCTGAGGCATTGACGCTAAAGCCCATGAAGCCTTCGAAGAGATCAGAGACCTTCATGCGGTTAGTCGGCTGCCATGCGCATCTTAGCAGCAACTGCGCCAAGACCGATGCGCTCACCGAACTTTTCAAAGTACGCAGCTGCGATCTTCCTTGAGGTCTGCATGACTTCAAAGATGACGTGCCCGTCAGCTGCTTCTTTCTGCGCGGTGCTGATCAGAAAATTCAGCAGCTTCTTCTTGACATCCTCATCACCGTGCATCTTGTCGAGCAGAGCGTCAAGATCGGCAGCTCCGAGGTGCTTGAGGGTTGCATCCATCACGTCAAGGGCTTCCTTGATGACCTCAGCATCAGCCTCAACCATCTTGTCCAGCTTCTTCTTGACAGCGGCGCGGCACTCAGGGTCGCAGTCCTTCAGGAATGCAAGTACAGCTGCCTTGTCAACAGCAGGAGCATCGCCCTTGGCCTTCTTGCCCTTTGGTGCATCTTCCATGTCACCGACCGACTTGCCCTCGTCATCGAGGTCCATGTCGAACGACATCTCCATGTCGTCAGCTGGCTTGGCCTTCTTCTTGGCCTCAGTCAGGGACTGCAGCTTTGGGAAGTTCACTTCTTGGTTCCCTTCGTGATGGCTTCGATCAGGGACAGAGCTTCCTTCACGAGGTACTTCTGAGCACGTGGGTCGTGAACAGCGGCCTCAGCCAGGGTCGTGATCTTCTTCGACTGCAGGCTCTCGTACACAACGTTCGGGTAGGCATCAGGAGCCGATGGCTGCGACACGATGTCGACGGTCACGAAGTTGAAGTCGGAGACGACGGCGGCTTCGTTCACGTTGCCGGTACCGCGGCTCGAAACGCCGAGGCGACCGCCACCTTCGATGATGGCACGAACGATCTGGCCGTTCGGGGTGTTCACCAGCTTCATCTTGCCGACAGCGTTGTTGCCGTCCATGCGGATGTCGGTGATGATGTGCGACACGTTCTTCGGGTCGATCGTCAGGACGTCGGGGTGGTTGAGCTCACCGAGGATGGTGAAGCCCTTCTTGATGCGGTCCTGCGCACCTTCAACGGCGCGCTTGATCTCGTCGAGCGGATACTTGCGGCCGTTGCCGTTCACCAGCTCGGCCTGCATCATGATGCCGGACATGTACATGTCCCCGCCCTTCTTCATCTCGGTCAGGGCGGCGACCTGGGGAGCGAGCTCCTCGATCAGGATCTTCTTCATGAGTGGTCGCTCCTTAGTCGACGTACTTGCTGACCATCGCGAGGATGCGCTTCAGCGCGTCGTGACGGTACTCGATGAACTGCTCCTGGCCTTCGACGATGCTCTTGCCGAGAACGTTGACCTTGGCAACGATCTGGTCGGCCAGCTGCTCGGCTTCCTCGCGGATCGACTGCTTCTTGCCGGTGCCAGCTGGGTGGAGGTTGCTGTCCGAAGGGATCTTGGCGACGCCGCTTGAACCGATGCCACCGCTGGCCTTCTTGCCGGTGCCAGCCATGTGAAGGTTGCTGTCAGACGGAACTGCTGCAGCTGGCTTGTGGTCGCCCACGGCCTGCTTCTTGCCGGTGCCGGCTGGGTGGAGGTTGCTGTCCGAAGGGACCGAAGCCGGTGCGTGTGGCTTCATGTGCGTCATCGGGTCCTTGCCTTGCGACAGAACGCGAAGGTTCGGCTGCTCCGGCACGCCGAGCTTGCCGTTGCCTTCGTTGAGCTGCTGGACGCCAGCGAGTTGACGCATGCGATCGAGTTCCATGTTTGTCTCCTGAGTAGGGATCTACGCCGTATTTACGTCACGGCTGGGCGGGAGGAGCGTTTCCTCCCGCTGGTGGGGTGCCTGGGGCTGCTGGTCCGCCAGCTGGAGCGGCGCCTGGGGTCTCTTCAGCTGGAGGGAGCTCCTCTCCTGGAACTGCTCCACCGCCTGAGAAGAAGCCACCGCCACCGATGTCACCCTCGCCGCCCAGACCGCCAGCCAGCTGGTCCTCGCCTGGGATGCCACCTGGGTTCTCAACGGTCAGCTGCTCGCGGTTCTCGTAGACGGCCGGGTCGTAGATCTGCTGGAGCGACGGAATGTTGGCGTTCTCCGTGATGCCGCGCTCTTCCTTGATCATGGCCTCGTTCATCTGGATCTCATCGTCGGTCAGGCCGAGGTAGCGCTTCAGCAGGAAGCGCTTCGACAGGGTCTTGTCCTGGGCGATGTTGTTGTACGAGCCGATCAGCTCAGTGTCGAGAGCTGCCTGGCGGTACAGAGCGAAGTTGACCGGATCTGGCAGGCGGATGTGGAAGATCTCGTCGTCGATCTTCAGGCCGCACACCTTGAGATAGATCTTGAACTCCTCGTCAAGCACGTCGTTCATGCGCTCCTGCAGGCGCATAATGAACTTGGCGAAGCGCAGCTCCTCGATGTACGCGATACCGACCTTGCCGTCGTTGTACTGCGCGCCTTGGGCATCGGCACCACCCATGTAGGAGGTTGGGATGCGGAGGCCGCGGAAGAGCTTGTCCTGGAAGTACTTGAGCAGGTTCGTGCCGAAGTCCTCGGTACCGCCTGGCAGGGTCTCGACGCGGGAGCCACGGCCGGTTGCCGTGACTGGGAAGAACATGTCCTCCTGGATGGAGGTCGGATCGTACTGACCGTCAACGACGTCCTTGCCGCTGTTGTTCGTCTGACCAGGCACGCGCTTCTGGCGGATCTCGTTCTTCACCTGCTCGAGGTACTGCTTCACGCGCTGCGCTGGCATGTTGCCGACGTCGACGTAGAAGACGCGGCGCTCAGGGGCGCGGACGATACGGTAGATGATGACCGCGTCCTCGATCATCGAGAGCTGGCGGTACACGCGGAAGATGGGCTTGAGCACCGAGCCACCGAACGGGGCCATGTCGCTCATCTCATCTGACATCGTGAAGTGCAGCATGGCAGCCGCTGGGATGATCTCCATCTCCTCGTGGCGGGTGCCGTAGGCCGACTGCGTGCTTGGACCACCGAGCTGCTTGCCTGGCTTCTTCAGGTGGTAGTTGATCTTGTTGCCGTGCTGGTCAACCTCAATGCCGTACACGAGCGAGGGGTCAACCCAGATCCAACGCTTCGTGTCTGAGATCTTCTTGAAGAAGCAGTCGCCGTACTTGACCATGGCCCGTGCCATGCCGAACAGCCGGCGGTTGAGCTCCTGGATTTCGACCCACTGGCGAACGGCCTGACGAAGCGTGATGGCCGTGGTATCGCTGATGTCCTGGTTGTCTTCCTTCTCGTACTCGATGATGAAGGGCAGGTTCGTCTTGTCGTCCTTCGTCGTCATCTCCTCAGCGATGATGTCGAGCGAGCGAGCGATGTCGATGTCGGCGTCCATGACGTCGTACTGCTTGTACGAGTTGGCGCGTGAGCCAGGTCCGCGCAGCACCTGCGAGTACCACGTGACGGCCGTCATTGACGAGAGGTCAGTGGTGCGCGGATCGTACGCGTCGGTGGAGATCGTCGTGTACAGCTGCTTGCGCGAAGCCGGCGTGATGATCTTCCAGAAATTTTGGAACTGCGAAATTTTAGGCTCCTTGCGCTGCTTTACGGCGAACCCATGCAGCTTTTTGGGCGGCGCTATACTTCGCGCTCAATTCAGGAGAACGGTTGAGCGCTGCTTGGCGCATACGCTCTTTAGTCTCTTCGGTGTTCTTTCGACCGTTGTGAATACGCGCATGTGCAGCTTTTTGCGCAGCGATACCTTCTGGGGTCATCTTGCGGTTCTTTGCTGAAACAGACATGCGCTGCTTTTCTTCTTCTGTCCAGTAACCGCGATTGATAAAGCCACCACGCGCTGTTGCGGTGTTGATGAAGAGAGGATTACGGGCTACGTCGTGCTTCAGATGCAGGCGCTGTTCTTCTTCAAGAGCCTCTTCGCGAGTTGAGTGTTCAGAGAGAACGATCACATCGAACAGCTCTGGATGCTCAAGAAGTTCCTGCTTCCAGGTGGCACCAAACTCCACGCCCCGTACTGAGCCGCGGTATCCAGCTTCAATGCGCTGGCTGCTTGTCGAACCAATGTAGAACGGCGGCATCTTGCTTCCGTCATAGATGGTCAGATACGTAACGAACAAATCAGCTCCTCAATCAGGCGCCGATGGCGTACGGCGCCAGGGCGGCGGTGTCAGGGAGGATAGGACGGGTCATGCGCGCGTACTCCTCGGTCTTGCCTTCGGTCAGCTTCGCCAGCATCTGGCTTAGCACATCGACCTGCTGCTTCAGCACAAGCACGACGTCAGGGGCATTCACGAGCACCGGACCTGAGGCAGCAGAGCCTGCCACCCCTTCCTTCTTCTCTTCAACCTGCGTCTTATTTACCTCGGGCGGGGTGACTGTGGCTCGAGTTTCTTGACCTGGTGTGGCAACCTGAGCGGCGTTCGTCTGAGCGGCGTTGATGGTCGCCTGGGCGCTGGAGGCAAGGCCACCAATGCCAGTGACGACAGCACCGTTGGCAACGTTCAGCTTGGCGGCGACGGCGTCCATCTTCTTGGCGGTATCGTCAGCTGCCTTAAGCTGCTTTTCGCCCATTGTACGAAGAGTGGCACCTTCTGTGTTCCACATTTCTTCGCGGGTCTTGGCCGACTGCATCAAGCTATCATCAACCGCGTCAGCATTGTCACGCAGCTTCTTGATAAACGGCGCATCCTTCTTGACGAACGGCAGCATCTCAAGCAGGCCAGCCAGGCCCTTCATGAAGATAGAGCTGATCATCTTCCAGCCGTCTACAATCATACCAGTGACATAGTCCACGAACTTCGTGGTGTTGACACGGAAGTCGATGCCAAGTCCCTCGAACAGCCAGTTGAGGACGTCGTCAAAGAGGCGTGTAACGCCGGTGAAGATGCCGTTAAAGCCGGCGATGACAACACCAAGCATGCGACCGAAAATACCGTCACCCAGACTGAGTGACTTCGTCATCTCTCCAGTGAATGCCTCTTCAACGGCGCCAAAGATGAAGCCGAGCTCAGGACCAAAGACCGACTTGAAGAAGTTGCCGCCTGCCTTGAGGGCGCCAGAGATACCGTTGAAGCCGGCCTTAAATGCAGCTCCTGCCTCCTGCAGCACCAGCTCGGTCTTGGTCAGACCGCCATCAGCGGCGATCGCCTTGAACCAGCTGACATAGTCCTTCGCGCTCTTGCCAACGTTGGCAACGGCGCTGAGACCGCCCTTCGAGAGGTCGCGCGCGGTAGCGGTGAAGCTCTTGAAACCACCCAGCATGGACTTGAACGGACCCAGGATGTCGGTCTTTGTGGCGACGGCGCGCATCGACTTAAGCGGCAGCGTGAGAAGGTCGGCTGCCTCACCTGCTGCCTGCTTGGCAGCGATGCGCTTCGGAGTGGGCGGACCCATTACCTCAGCCGCTGCGCCTCCTACCTTCGGGAACATCCGACGCGACATGAACAGGAAGGTGCCAAGACTGGTTAGAACCGGCTCAAGGTGACGCAGCGCCTCACCGAGCGGGCTCTTCATGATGCCGTTGACGGCAACACCGAAGTTGGCTACTGCCTTACCGAAGTCGCCGACCTTGTCGCCGAAGTCCTTGTTGATGCCAGCTGGGCCGCTGTCGACCGTCAGCTGCGCCTTGCCTGATGCCTCAGCAATCCGCTGGAAGAAGCCTGGTGCGTTCTGCTGGAGCTGCTCAGCGATGTTCTCCTGCTGGATGTCACCGCTGTTCATCATGGCCTCAAGGCCCTGCTGGTACTGCGCGCTCAACTGGCGGAACAGCTCAGCATCGGCGCCCTGTAGGTTCTTGCGCTGGGCAAGCCGTGCCAGAGTTTCGGTGTCGCCTGCTGACATGCCCATGATGGCGCCGCCCTGGCGAATGACGCCAGCGGCCTTGAAGCGCTCAGGTGCGAGGGCCTTGCGCTGGGCGAGCATGGCATCCGAGAGCTGCTGCGACTGCTGCTTGGTCAAGCCAAGCTGCGCGCCAAGCGACTGCACCTGCATGAGCTCGTTCAGGCGGGCAGCGCGCTCCTGCGGGGCCATGCCAAGCAGGTTCTCCTGGACGTTCTCGTTCTCGCCAAGCGTGCGAACGAGGTCCTGGAACTGGTCGGCTGTCATCAGCGTTGTCTTGCGCAGCCGCTCAAACGTCTTGATCTGCTCGTCAACTACTCCAGCCTGCTGCTTGAGCGGGATGCCCAGCGTGGTGGCGCTGGACATCATGGTCGCTGTCAGCTGCCGTGCGCTCTCACCAAAGACACCGAGCGAACCGAGCCGGTCAGTCGTGCTCTCAAGCGCCTTGTTGAAGTCCTTGAAGCTGCCGAAGCGGGTAACTACCGCCTCGTTGTCGGCGAGCAGGCGCGTGTACTCGCGCAGCGACATGCCAGCCTTGCCAGCCGCCACGTAGAAGTCAAGTAGGTTCTTCTGCGCATCAACGCCGCCCGCCTGCAGGCGGTACGCGTCGGTGATGACGTCAAGGAAGGGACCGCGAAGAATGTTGCCAAGCGCGGTGAACGCGGTGCCAAGCAGCACGCTTTCCTTTGCTGTCTTGGCAAAGCGGCTGATGATGCTGCCGGTGCTCTCATTGACGCCCTCGGCGGCCTTCTCAACCTCCTTCTCCACCGGCTGCATGTTGACTGCCGGTGTCGAGATGCCTGGGGCCTTGGCCTTCAGCGTCTTGTTGAGGATGCCGAACCGGCCAACGGTGACCGACATCGTGCGGTCAAGGCGACGGAACCGCTTGTCAAGCTGGTCGGTGCTACCACCAAGGTCGTCCATTGCCGCAGCCGTGGCCTTGATCGGGTCCTTGTTGCTGCGGTTGACTGGAACTCGGCCACCTCGGGCGGGGGCACCACCTGCAACGGTGGCTGACGATCCCTCCAGCGCCTTTGTGATGCGCTGAAGCAGCTTTAGCGCCTCGCCTGTGATGTCGACTTGATCCATCCTGGAGCGTCCGGGTCGCGCCTGGGTAGGCGCGTAAATACGTGGTAGCCTATTTACGAGGTCAGACTAGATGGAAAACACACAAGCCCAGAACCCCCTGCTCGCGAAGCTGAAGCTGCCAGGTCGAACCTTCCAGCTGCCCAGCCGAGGCGCCCTCTACAAGGACGGTGAGCTGTCAAGCAAAGAGGGTGAGGTCCACGTGCACCCGATGTCCGCGCTGACCGAGATCTCGCTCAAGAACCCGGACCTGCTGTTCAACGGCAAGGCCCTTGAGGAGGTCTGCGCTGAGTGCGTTCCTGAGGTCAAGAAGCCGCTCCAGCTGTTCGGTCGTGACATCGACGCGCTGATGTTCTACCTGCGCCTGGTCACCTACGGCCCGAACTTCGAGATCAACGTCAAGCACACCTGCGAGAACGCCAAGCAGCACTCCTACATGGTCAACATCGAGGAGCAGGTGATGGCCATGAAGCAGCTGGACCCGACCCTGGTCGACCAGTTCAAGGTGACGCTGCAGAACGGCCAGGTGGTGACGCTGCTGCCTGTCACGTTCGAGCACATGATCAAGCTGTACCAGCTGAACGCCGGCAAGACTGAGCTGACGGCTGACGACATCAAGGCCAACATCGTCTTCAACCTGACGAACACCATCGCCAGCGTCGATGACATCACCGACAAGGCGCTCATCGAGGCGTGGGTGAAGGCAATGACGTCGGTGATGCAGAACCGGATCACCGACGTCATGGAGAAGATGGTGGACTGGGGCCCGGCCCAGACGGTGGACCTGAAGTGCCGTGACTGCGGAGAGGTGATGAAGGTCGAGCTGCCGCTCAACCCCATCTCTTTTTTCACCGAATGATCATGAGCGGTGACGCGAGCAGGGTCACCGACATGATCAACTCGATGGCACTAGACGTACGAAACCTGCTCAAGTCGGCGGTCGAGATCGCCTACTTCTCCCGAGGCGCGATCCCCTACGAGACGGTACTGGGGATGTCGGCGGTCGAGCGCGACATCGCGGTGGAGTTCATCAACAAGCGGCTCGAGCTGGCCGCGAAGTCACCGTTTCCGGTCTACTAGAACTGGTCAAACAGCAGGTCGATGCAGAGCGTGCGGAGCTGAAGCTTCAGCTTCTCCATTCCTGCATCGTCATCAACGTTCACGCAGCAGAGGGGCTGCGTGAGGTTCTTCAGTCGAGTTGCCATGAAGCCGCCGTCATCATCAACACGGTGAAGCAGCGATACCTTTAGGGCGCAGCCGTAGATGGTGCTACCAACGTACCCAGGCATGAAGCTAAGGTAGAAGCGGTTGTCGAGAATGAAGCCCCAGTCGTCGTTTGGAACTGCAGCACAGCCAAGCATCCGCTCCATGTAGAAGCGGATGAAGGGCTTGAGGGGATTTTCCTGAGCTGCCATCGGCGCGCTATCTTCGTACTAATGCCGTATCTGGCGCGCGCTGTTAGAGGGTGAGCTGCAGGGTTCGATGGACGATGTACTTGCAGATGGCCTCATCGGACATCCCGCTCAGCAGCTCCAGCTTGGCTGGTTCACCGTCCTTTTGCCACGTGAGAGAACCGAGGTGAATGCCTTGGTCAAGACGTGCGGTGTGGTGGTAGCGCAGGCTCACGCTGAGATCATCGGTGAGCTGGTAGGTGAAGATGGTAGAGGCGCTGCTGTCCGTCACAAGAGTAGCACCCATGACGTTGACGAGGTAGTCCTCGACCATTGACCGCTTGAACGGCTTCATCATTCGCCCTCCGGGAAGTAGCACTCGATCATGCGCTGGGAGACGACCTTTCGAAAGTGCTCAATCTCTTCACCTGCCTTGCGGCGGCCAAACAGCACGGTCGTATTGGTGAAGGAGGCAACGACGTTGTTGCCTGGAAGAAGGCCCTTCTCCTCCACGATGACGATCGTGTCCAGCTTACGCTCGAGCGTGAACGCGTTGTACATGTCATTGAAGGTAAGGCGCAGCTTCGTGTCGGGAAGGTACCACATCATCGAGTTATTGGTCTTCTCCTGCACCCAGCCCATCTCGCGCAGCATTGGCGCAATTGATCCTACACGATCGTCGTTGTATTCCCAGGTCTCAAATACCTCGAACAGCATCACACCGTCAGCCGAAGGCCGACCTCCTCAATGATAGTTGGCAGGCGGTCAAGGTACTCCTGCGGAATGCCGTCAATGCCGTCGTGCACCATGATCCCATGGTGGTCGCACGCCTCCCAGATGCGGTAGCGCGCCTCGCGCTCCCACTCAAAGTATGAGGCAAAAACACGCCGCTGGTTGGCTCGGCTTGGGTTGGTGCGGAAGACCGAGATGCAGACCGACCGCTTGGCGTTGCTGTACTGCGTTGAGATGTACTGCAACCGACTGCCGATGCGGTTGAGGCGCTCCAGCGAGAGGTCCTCAGCGTTCTGCACGATGATGTCGGCCGTGACTGAGAACCCACCGCCACCCGTCAGGATGGCCGGAGAGATGCGGCTGCCGTTGGCAAGGCTCATGCACACGCGCTTCACCAGCGAGATGCCCTCATCGTCGGTGCCCACTCCCATCAGCTCAGCCAACTCGCGCCTCCAAGCTGCCTTGTCCTCGATGGAGCGCAGCAGGTCAGGGTAGATCAGCTGCAGCATCTCGGGGCTGCACTGCTTTCGCAGGTGACCAAGCAGGTACTGCGTGTACGCCGCCTCGATGTCGATGCCGGGTCCGAAGAGCTGCTCGCGCAGCCAGCTCGGCCATGTCTCTACCGCCTGCACCGGCCAGATGGAGGTGTCGCGCTGGCGCAGGCGGCCGCTTCGATCGAAGATGAAGTTGACCTCGGGGCGCTCTAGCAGCCACTCAACTGGAGGCAGCAGGTCGTAGCGGCCTTCGTCCATCAGGCGCGTGCGAATGCTCTCGGCGTGCTGCTGCTGAATGTAGACCTTTGACTGCGTGCCCTCAGGGCGGTCAGGAACGAGGTAGCCGGCCAGCTTCTGCCCCAGCTCCGGGATGTCGATGTAGCGCGGGATCAGCGTGCTGACCTCGTTCGCCTCCTCGCCGAAGTTGTAGCCGAGCTGCTTCACCTCGAAGAAGTAGTCAAGTGCCGGCTGAAAGTCATAGACCCACTCGCGCAGCGTGGTGAGCCGCAGCTTGACGGTGCAGAAGCCGCGCGGCTGGTGAAGGCGGGCGCAGGCGCGAACCGCGTTGGAGTGCAGCGAGGCAAGGTAGAGGATGAGGTCCTGGCGGTCCTGCATCTTCTTTCGGTGCAGCCGCTCGCGGCCGTAGAAGCGGCTCACGTGCAGCGGGTGCGAAGGAGGAAGGGCCTCCTTCGTGCGCACCTTGTAGATGACCGTCACGGGATCAGGCCTTCGTTGCCTGCGCGTAGAGCTTCTCAAGCTCGACACGAGCTCGGTAGAGGTGCGTCAGCAGCTCGGCGACACTCTCCTTGGGTCGAGCCGAGGAGGCCCAGGCCTGCATGTGGCAGATGTCGTCGATGGCCTTCCGAAGGTCGGCCGCTGCCTGCGTATTCATGCCTTGGCCGACTTGAGCTGCTTGTAGATGCCCTTGAGGCTGTCCTTGCGGACGAGCAGCTGGTAGGAAGCTGGCCGGTTGGGCTGGACCGGCGGGTTCTGCAGCGCCTCTGGGTCGCTGAGCACGGACGACGGGCTGAAGTGGCTCTCGTGCTTCTTCACGACGTAGCCGTCCTTCTTGATGTCCTTGCCAGCCTCGGAGAGGGTGGTTGCCAGCCCGAGAGCTGCGCGGCGGAGCCGCTTTGCCTGCTTGCCGTTCATGTAGTTCCTCTGTGGCGCTCACGCGCCTTCTGTGCTATCTTAGCACGAGTTTCGACCGATAGGGGTCCTCGTGCAGGTCGCGCTTTGGCAGATGCGCTCATCTTTGCCTTCGTAGCTTCGCTGTGTTTTCTGCCTTCCCATCCATTACCACGTGCCTTGCAAGTTTCACTGATTTTCGAGATGATGGTAGCTCGCTCTTCTTCTGTCATGCCAGCCCATCGATCCTTAGCGTGCTGTGAAATACTTGCTCGATGCTCTTGCGATGGTGATCGGTCAGACAGGCTTTTCAGCAGCTTAGCACGGTAGATTGGATCTTTCCAGAGCTCAGCCGATCTTGCAGATGTTTGGGCTCTTCGTTCATCTGCATTTTCCCATGCCCGTCTTTGACTGTCACTGATTTGCTCACGCATGCCAGGAATGGACCAGATGGCCCTTGCTTCTTCAGAAGTTCTACCCTGCCCGCCAAGAGCCAGGTTCAGGCACATTTCGTCGCCGAGCAGCTCTTCAGTTACAAGTTCCTTCTCCCGAAGACGAAGTTCTTCGCGTGTTGGTAGGAACTCGAGGATCTCCTTGATGTGCCGTTCCTTACCATGCTTCTTGATGGAGCGCGAGATGCGCTGCCCACTACCAAAATAGCCATCATCAAGATCGTCGGTGCTGTGCATGCCGATGTAGTATTTTCCATCGTCACGTGTGATCTTGTAGATGTAGTGATATTGCCGCCTGTCTGCTCTCTGCATAAACACCTCTTCACGTATTTATGCAAAAGTGTAACCTAAAATACCCCCGAATATCGAGGGTTGAGCTGTGTGTCTGCCCAATCCGGAATGTAACCGAGGTTGGTGCGCCAGAAGAGCACCTCCCAATCCTTCGCCGAGGCGGTACCGAGCTGGCTCAGCTTCGGCCGCACGATGATGAACTTGACTTCCTCAGGTTGACGGAGCCCCTTCACCACCAGCGGGGTATCAACACCGGCGATCTGAACCATTGTATCACCATTCCCGGCAGATGTACACTCAAAAGCGGGGATGGGCAGCTGGATGGAGTGGATGACCGAGGGGTGCGGGGTCGGCAGGGCTCGGTTACCTTTTGTCTGCTCGCAGAACCGGATCAGCCCGTTCAGGAAGGCCTGGTACGTGAAGTCGTTGACGCGCCCCTGGCGGATGACCTGGCGCAGCGTCTCCTTGTCCGGAGCGTGGTACGGGCGGTTGGCACCGCGCTGCTTGGCGTTGTATGGACCAAGGAACTCGGCGGCCTGCACATGGAGGTTGAAGTGGTGGCTGACCAACGGAATGAGGTCAGAGAAGCCGGGGTTGGTAGCAGGTCGGGAAGCGGCAAGCCGCACGCTCCACTTTGGGAGAGTATCGTTCATGAGAGGTAGGAAGTTAGGCCTGGGTGTACCAGAAGCCTGGTACCTTGAGCAGGTCGTCGAGGTAGAACAGGTCGATGCAGCGCTCCTTGGTAACGAGCGACAGCAGCGGCTGCAGGTTGGCGCGGCTCAAGGCCAGCGCGAGCTCGGTGTAGGTGGCCTTGTCAAAGGTCAGGTCGACACCGACGAAGATGGGCGTGTGGTTCCACTTGAAGATGAGGAGCGGGTTCTTGTCTACCTTCGCTGCATCGTCAATGGCCTCACCGAACCACTTGAAGACGTTGGCGGTGCCAGCGACAAGGGAGGTGAAGTTGTCAGGTGTGGCGTAGAACTTGCACTCGATCGAGTGCATGAACTTCAGGCCGGTCTGGCGCTCGTTCACGACGCACACGTCGCCGACGAAGATCTTCAGCGCGTCCTCGCCGAACATCTGACCGATGGTGTCGAAGTTCTTGCCGCCAACGCGGGCACCTGAACCTGGAGTGCGGATGAAGTTGAGCGGCTGCAGCGCAGCTGTGAGCTTCTTGGCGATCGTGCCTTCAAAGCCGTTGCCCTTGGCCTTGCCGCCACCTGGGCGCATCTTGCGCTTCTTGGCTGACTGCTGGACGGCGGTGATGGGTTGGGTTGTGGCACCCACAGGAAGTTCTGGCATGATTGAGATAGGGAGGTTGCGTACGAGTATTTACCCGCGCTACCTTAGTCCATCAACCTGAGCTCAAGGCTGAACGGCTTCATTGGGCTGCCGTCCTCAACCTGCACGTGCAGGATGTTCCTTGAGTTGTAGTCGTAGACAACTTCCTTGAACCTATCGATGGCCTTAAAAAGCTCACCGAACGTCGTGGCACCCTTTGCGACAAAGTGCACGATGAACGTAGAACCGGCCTGCTCGATCTTGATGGAGTACGGACGCGCCTTGCCCTTCTCGTCAAAGCGATCGTCCTCGATGTGGTCAAAGCGCCGCACAATCTTTCGGGCAACGCTGTTGAGCAGCTCGACGCTCTCGTTCAGCTTGGGCACCGTCAGCCAGAACGAGAAGGTTCGTGAGCGCGCGTGAACTGGCTTGAACTGCACCTGCACCGGCGACATGGTGTCGAGGTAGCCCTCGGTGTCCATCAGCTCCTTCAGCCCGTCCATGAAGTCGTGGCCGCACTCTTGGTCAAGGTTGGTGTTCGTGTCAATGACGCAGAAGACACTGCCGTCCTTGTGCTCGGTGGCATGGAGCTTGAATGCATCGAAGTTGGCGCCAAAGTCCTTACGCCACGCATCGTTGGCGGCCTTCACCTCATTGGTGACGTCGTCCAGCACGTGACGCAGGAGCTTGTTCACTTCTTCTCGGTGAAGTCAGTTTCGAAGTACTTCGAGGACTGGACCTCGTAGACGAAGTTGTCGTCCTCGGTTTCACGAATGAGGTAGTCGCCCTTGTTCAGGGTGGTGGTCTTGCCGCCCTCATCCAGCTCGAGCTTCAC